TGACAGAACGGGAGATTGCCGAAGCGGAACAGGTAACAACCATCAACGTAAAAACCGGAGAGTCAGGCGATGATACATGACCGCATAGCGGAGGAACTCGAGGCGAAAGGATTTTACCGGAGGGCGGCGGCGCGATGGGGTGAAGTCATGCAGCTGGTGGAGACAGACAAGGAACGGCATCAGGTTACGATGCGACGGCTGGAATGTTCCAGGAAGGCACAGAGGCCACCGGAGCCGCCGGATAACTTCGGAGACCTGAGAAAGGCAGTCGATCGCACTTATGCTGAAATGAGTATAGATGGTGTAAGCGATGAAATATGGCGTAATTACCCAGGCAGCTAATCAACAGCCGGAGTAATCCGGCTTTTTTGTACCCAAAAAAAGCCCGATAAGTACAGGAGGCATCTTATCGGGCTTTTGCATATGAGGTTTTTTTTGGTGCACTGACACACATGATCGGGATCATCATTTCATAATTTGCAACACAACTCAACATCATTGCATAAAATGCAATCATGATTATAATCAGATCTGGATGAACATCCAGTTATGATTTTTTAAGTCAAAGAGGAATTTCTTACTATGGCTGAAGAGAAAAAAGGCGGTGTTTCGGTGTACATAAGCCCCGAAATCGTGGAGGTGCTCAAGCAGCGCCACAAAAAAAACTATGAGGCTGGCGTGGCAGCTGGACTGGATCCGCTGATGACGCCGGAGCCGTCGATAGGTTCACTTGTGCGCTCTTATTTACTTGCGGCGCTTGGGATGCATAAAAATTATGGGGGTGAATAATGACAGTAAAAGCAATGGCACTTAACACTAACCAGCTTTTTGCGTACCTGAATCGCGGGGATATTGCGGAATTTAAATTCAGTCCGCTGTTTACCACGCTGTTTTTCCCGAACGTGGCGACATTCAGCACCCAAAACATCATGCTGGATACCCTGGACATTGAAGAAGTCACCATGTCGGCGTTTTGTTCGCCTATGGTGGGTAGCCAGGTTCAGCGCGATAAAGGGTACGAAACCAGCACAATCAAACCTGGCTACATGAAGCCAAAGCACGAAATCGATCCAACAAAAACCATCATGCGCATGGCTGGAGAAGATCCAGCACAGCTTAACGACCCTACCTACCGCCGTATGCGCCTGATTACTGGCAACATGCGCCGCCAGATAAACGCCATTAAAGCGCGCGTGGAATGGCTGGCGGTGAATGCGATAACGACCGGAAAAAACATCATTGAGGGCGAAGGCATAGAACGCTATGAAATAGACTGGAAGATCCCAAGTAAAAACATCGCCAGACAGGGACCGGGTAAAAAGTGGTCAGAGGCAGATAAGGAAACACACGATCCAATCTATGACATCGAGCTTTATGCTGATCAGGCTGGTTGCCCCGCAAACGTCATGATTATGGGCGCTGAGGTATGGCGCACGTTACGCAGCTTTAAAAAATTCCGTGAGCTGTACGATCTTTCCCGTGGTTCAGAGTCCGCCGCAGAGCTGGCCTGTAAAAACCTGGGCGAAGTGGTGAGCTTTAAAGGCTATCTGGGCGATATTGCCCTTATCGTCTATTCCGGCAAATACGCCGACAGCGACGGCACAGAAAAATATTTCCTTGAGCCTGATTTGCTTGTCCTGGGCAACACCAACAATAAAGGGCTGGTGGCCTATGGTGCGATTATGGATCAGGACGCAGTAAGAACGGGCGCAACGCAAAACATGTTTTACCCGAAAAACTGGATTGAGGACGGCGATCCGGCGATTGAGTACGTGCAGACGCACAGCGCACCGCAGCCGGTTCCGGCAGATATTCGCAAATTTGTTACCGTCAAAATTGCTTAACGGGGGATTCTATGGACACTCCATACATTGAGTTATTTGCAGGCAGTCAGCAGGTCGCCACGACGCTGGTACATTTTGCCGTTGATGCTGGCGTTATTCAGGAATTTACCCCGCTGATGCTGGCGGACAATGGCGAGTTTAAGCCGTGGGATGGTCAGGAATCTGGCAAGGCTGTTTATCTGACTTCGTATCCTGTGGACACGTCAAAGCAGAAATCAGCACAGTGTTACAAGACGGGGATATTCAATATTGCCGCCGTTAACTGGCCTGAGAGCGTCGACACCGATGCGAAAAAATGCGCCGCCTTTGCGGGTTCTGGCGTATCCGTTCAGCCGCTGGCCCGATAAGCAGGGGGAACGATGGCAACGAATGAAAGCATCATGACGCTACCGCTGGCGAGTAAATTTAAAGCCGAAGCGCGGGCAATGGCTGACAGAGGGTTATCAACCTACGAGGCCATATATCAACTTAACAAACTGGAAGAGCAGGACAAGCCGCGCGCTGATGCGATTATGGCGCTTGATGAATCTGGCGACTATCAGCCGCTGTTACGTGCAATGGCAAACGTGCCTTGTATCGATGTTGGTACGGCTAAAAGCATCCTTAGCATGACCATAGAGCAGGAACGTCCGAAGGTTGCGCCGGAACTTACCGCAGCCTTTGAAAACTTTATGGACATGCACAGCCCGCAAGCCGTATCAGCTGGCATGGCATACGATGGCAGAAACCAGGGCGATGACGGCGACATCGATCGCATACTGAAAACCATCTGAGACAAGGCCGGAGAAATCCGGCTTTTTTTTACGGGTCCTTTCCGGCATATGGACCCGTTACGGGGCGGCGACCTCGCGGTTTTTCGCTATTTATGAGCCTTTTCAGGGGGGTGGTGGTGGTTTTGTTGTTTGCTCTATCTTTATGAATGAAAAGGGAAAGATGCAAACAATACACCAACCTGAAGCAGTAATTAAGTTGGTGTATTAATGAAATCGCACCTGATGAACAAAAAAAACATGGCGAAAAGCTGCCGTGTAAGTGCGACAGCGTTCGACAAGTGGGGAGTGACTCCCGTTGAACGTAAAGGCCGTGAGGCGTTTTACGATGTTGCCAGCGTGATAGACAATAGGGTTAACAATGCAATTAGCCAGCTTACAAACGACAAAGGCGATATTGATGATGATGAACTCTTACGAGTCAGGATCAGATTACTGACAGCACAGGCGGAGGCGCAGGAACTTAAAAACGAGCGCGATCGCGGTGACGTGATCGATACTGAGTTTTGCCTGTACGCGCTTTCAAAGCTGGCGAGTCAGATTTCATCAATCATGGACAGCCTCCCGCTTACTATGCAAAGGAGCTTCCCACAGATTACCCCCGCCATGCTGGATAGGCTTAAAAGGGAAGTGGTTAAAGCCTGTAATGCCAGTGCCAGAGTTGCCGACAACCTCCCACAGATACTGGCTGATTACTTGAAAGAAACAACCGGAAACGTACCGGAAAAGTTGCAGCCGAATAAAGATAAGTAACGTAGTACGCTATGACTGAATCCGAAATACTGCGATTAATCCGCCGCGTCTCTGGAATCAGCCAGCAGGCTGACGAACAGACCACGCAGCCGGACAGCGTGACAGCCGAAAACTATGCGCGTGTTGTTGCTGAGGTGATGCGCCGTGATGGTATAGAACTTAATGGCGTGGATATGCGCAACATACGAACCAGAGTTCTTGAGTTGCTGGCCTACCGTCGCCGCGTGGAGATGTATCGGGAGAAGGAGAAAATAACGTACCACTGGAAGAAGCCGGAGCGGTTGCGGCGGTAACTGGTTGATATTCCCGACGGACCAAAAATGGGTGGCTACATCCCTCGCTTCTGAGGACTGTTAACAAGCTGCCTGAAAGACAGTCACAAACTACGAAATTTTCGCAGTTTAATTAATGATCAGCTTAATCGCTAACCCGCTGATATTTTCGGAAACCTCAATTTGAGGAAGTCGGCGCGGTAACTCGCTGAACTTTAAGCAAAGCGCAAAATTGCGCTTGCTGAATAATCATTATGATTACGCAGATGATTAAGGAATGACCGAAGGCGGAAATTCGCCTGTGGTTAATGGGGGAGTTGCAGATCTGCAACTCGACCATGAAACTACGGAAACTACCCGTAGTTTGGGTAGTAAGAGTAACACCCAGATTTTGGGTCTTACTCGTGATACCCAAATTTGGGGTATCAGTGGCAACCATAACGACTTTCGTTACGGTTGATGCTTTTACCCCATTGGGGGAAAGGTATTACGATAATCATAACACCTACCGAACAGGTAAAGCCCACCAGCCTGATTAACGTTTAACCGGAAAAAAATTCCGGTAGGTGGGGATCCCCATATCGACATTAACGCCCCTCATGAATTGGTGCGCTTCCCCCTGGAAAGATGATCCGCCTGTATATTTCTTGTGTCTATTTGTTCCACGTTGTTTCATACAGTGCACCGAACGGTGTAGTCACTGGTGTAGTCATTTTGCGATTTTTGGCACTTTTTGTGGTGAAAATTATTTAATTAAATCAAGGTGTTATGTGAAATAAGTTATATATAACAGCAATAAATAATGCGAGAATAAACGGCACGATGATCTCGGCGGCAAAACGGATACCGCAGAGAATAATGACCAGCATTCCCAACATAATGACGATTTTTAGGCCATTGAGCGTGATGATCGGCTTTGCCATGCTTGTCCCCGTTTTTTCTTCCTTTGCTAATAATAATGTCTTTTTCGCTCCGTCATCATAACGAAAATCAAACCGCTCAGGTAAAGAAGTGAAAATATTTTGAGTTAATTCTTAAGCTATGATACAAATCAGGCGTGTTCAACTACCGAGGACAATTATCATCCGCGATGACGAGAAGCAACACTGCGGATAATTGTAATATTATGGACAATTTGTTCAGGACGTTATTTTCAACATTTACCCATCTTCGTACCTCATCCACTATCTTGCTCGTAGGTGAGCAGCACTGGCGCAACGCGCTTTAGTCCTTTCTTCTGCCTAAGCTTGCCCTATGCGCGGGGCTTGACCACTTTACTTTGGTTTCGCTGAATTAAGCGAAAATTAAAATAATTCTCTTGCAGGAGAAGGACAATGTATATTTATTGGATTTTATTAGGCCTGGCTATTGCTACAGAAATTACCGGTACGCTGTCAATGAAATGGGCGAGCGTCAGTGAGGGAAATGGCGGCTTTATTTTAATGCTGGTGATGATTTCTCTGTCGTATATATTTCTCTCTTTCGCCGTTAAAAAGATCGCCTTAGGCGTAGCTTATGCGCTGTGGGAAGGTATCGGTATTTTATTTATTACCTTGTTTAGCGTTTTGTTATTCGACGAAAGTTTATCGCTGATGAAAATTGCCGGGTTAACCACCCTGGTCGCCGGGATTGTGTTGATAAAATCAGGTACCCGTAAAGCGCGTAAACCTGAACTGGAGGTGAACCATGGCGCAGTTTGAATGGGTTCACGCCGCCTGGCTGGCATTGGCAATCGTGCTGGAAATCGTTGCTAACGTCTTTTTGAAATTTTCTGACGGCTTTCGTCGCAAAATATTTGGCTTGCTCTCCCTGGCGGCGGTGCTGGCTGCCTTTAGTGCGCTTTCTCAGGCCGTTAAAGGGATCGACTTGTCTGTCGCTTATGCATTGTGGGGCGGGTTTGGTATTGCCGCCACGTTAGCCGCAGGTTGGATCTTGTTTGGTCAACGGTTAAATCGTAAAGGCTGGATTGGCCTGGTCTTGCTGTTGGCTGGAATGATCATGGTGAAACTTGCCTGATGAACACGCTGCCCGCACAGTCGGGCAGCGTTTGAACATTATTTTTGCGACAGTTGATCCAGCTTGTCGCGAAAACCGGTAACAGAAATGGCCCGGTTATCGGCGCGCCAGCGATCTTTCGCGGCAGGAGCCGAACTTTGCACCCCAATTAATTGCCAGCCGTCATTGGTATGCAACATCAGAGGCGAACCGCTGTCACCCGGCAAGGTATCGCACTGATGTGACATCACCGACGTTTGCGCCCAGCCAGTCACTTCACAGTTTTGATGACTGTACAACGTATCGAGATGATCTTCAGGGTATCCCGCCTGAGTTACTTTACGGCCAGCCGATTTTAATGCGGCAGTAAGCGCGGCTTTATCTCCCTCAAATAACGGCAACGGTGTAATGCCAGAAGGGGGATTACGTAGCACAATCAATCCGAAGTCCCACGGCGCGGCTGCGGGAGGTACAATCCAACCATCCCCATCTGCTTTTAACCGCTTTCCCAGTGTCGGATCAACGCGGCCTTCTATGTCGTGGATCTCATAGCGCCAAAGACCTTTATTTGACACAAAACGCAGCGCCACTGCTTTATCGGCTTTACCCTTTGGAGGTGTCAATAAACAGTGTCCTGCCGTTAATGCCAGATTGGGTGCAATCAGCGTCGCCGTACATAAATTGCCGCTGGCCGTTTCCAGTTGCCCAACCGCATCCCACGGTGATTGGGTCGTGTCATTCACTGGCACACGATCATCATGACCAAAAAACAGGGTGCTGACCTCATCGTTTGCCGATTTGGCAACGTCTGGTTTATCTGCAAACACAAAAGCAGACGTCAAACTAATTGCACCCAACACTACAGCAATGGTTGTACGCATATCACACTCTGGTGGGTAATTATGATTATTAAAAGCAAACCCTCATAAATACTATAGACGGGACGGGATGAAAGTGGGAGTAAAATCAGATAACTACAGTCAGGAAAGATAAAAACGGGCGGCAATCAGTGCGCATAAAATAAGGATGATAAGAATGAACTCAAAGCGATAACGGCCCACCATACTACCCTCCGCTAAAGGCGGTGCTAAACGTTACCCGCTTAGCACCGTAATTTTCAGGCGCGAGGGGGCGCGCCAGCATTACTGTTGAAAACTTACGCTGCGGGTTGTGCAGCAGGTTTTGCCGGTTGCTGATGGCTGTGTTTCCCGGCGTGTTTCTTCGCTGCCTGCGCTTTTTGTTCAGGGGCTTTCTGTTCAGCTTTCGTATTTTTATGATGCTTTTTAGCCGCCTGCGCTTTCTGGGCAGGTGCTGCTTTATGCTGTTTTTTATGATGTGTCGTTTTCGCCGGCGCTGCTTTGGTGGTCGTCGCAGTCGGAGCAGGTGTGGTCGCAGTCTCTGCAGCAAAGGCGGCAGAAGACAGACCCATAGCAGCGGCAACAACCAGAGCTAATACTTTTTCATTGTCATACCCTCAATTTGTTTTTTCATTTAACCCCACCGCGGGGCCGTTGAAATAACTATATCCCTGGGAATGGCAGTGGATTTGCCCCTATATTTCCAGACATCTGTTATCACTTAAC